AACGCCATCTTTTTGCATCTGTAAGATATCTTCTTTACGATACACTTTTTTTGTCCTATGCATTAATCTGCAAAAGTCTCTTGAGCTCTTGCCTTTATTACCGTGCTTCTTAGAACCCTTAGCATATCTGTAACGAACCTTAATAAATTTAGAGTCCTGTGTACTGTCTTTACGTCTACTATCTGCGATAGAGAGAGATATATTTAAGGTATCATTAAGCATAGCTTCGTAATCCTCAGACTCAGTCTCGTTACCAACGCCTCTAACGTCAGCAACGTGCCACTCGTTCTCGTTAATAACCTCACCAGATTTCTCAAGGTAAACAAATATATCCGCTAAGCCGTTGACTCCTTTACACATTATTTACTGGCGTTGTATAGTTCTATTGCGTCCTTTACGAATTTAGGGTCTACTGATAGGCTGTAGTCACTAGATAAGTTAGTTCCTTCCTCTACGTTGTCAGCTTCGTCTTTATTAACTGGAGTTTCATCTTTATTTTCGTCATAGTCAGCCTCTTGATTTTCCTCTGTAAATTCGATAGGCTGTGAAGTGATGAAATAAAGCTCAGGGACTTCTCCGTTAAGCTCCATAATTTCCTCTAGAGCGTCTATAATCTCATTCTGATATGGTGCTATCACTGTTGACGTGAATAGCTGAGAAGCGGTCTTAATTTCGTCCGCATTGTTTCCGAGTCCCTTTCCACTGTCTTTAATTCCAAGTAACATAGGTGATGTAATCCTGTGACCTACTAGAATCTTGTGCATAGCTTCGTTGGCAAGGTACTCATAGTGAGAGGGAGCGTCATTAAGAGAGATGTCCTCTACAGTTGTAGCAGACTCTTGATTCTCGTTAAAAGCTACAATAACCTTTTGACCTCTAGAGCCAGTTAACTTTCCTTTAACGTCTCTTGTTATAGCTTCTCTCTGCTCAATGTCTGGGACTCCGTTATTAAAGTTAATAACCTTAGTCCCTGAGAATGAATTTTTAGTCTCGTTAAGTAAGTAGTCTGCTATCTCGTTCTCTAGCTCTGCGTATGGTAATGACCCACTATAGTCAGGAGGGCAAAAGTAGTCATACCCAGACAGATAAGGCTTTAATATCATTAACTCAACCTTCTCCTTTGAAGTTCCAAAAGTAGGAATTTTCTTAAGAGTGTCAGAGCGTTTTTTCTCACTCCAATTAGGGTGATAGTAGTAATTGTTTATAACGCCGTTTTCGTCCATCTTCTCAGGTCTGAGAGTGTGTATAGGAAAGTGTTTTACTTTAACTACCTTTCTGTCGTTACCAGCCTTACTGTAGATAACTTGCATAGCAGCCTGACCTAACATCTTACGTTCTAGTATGATCTTCTTTAGGTCTCTATGACCTACAAAGGAACGTAATTCTTTTACTTCTTTAGAGTCTTTTTCTTTTCCGTCAATACAGATACCTTCTCCGTATATTTGGTCTGATATGGAACGGATAGCAGCGTTATTTGTAGCTGACTGTAAATAAGAGTCAATAAGGAATCTGTAGTAGTCGTTATCTTCTCCGTAAGCAACCCACTCTTTCCGCTTATCCTCTATAGCCTTTGGCATATCGTAGCCACTTAAGTTCACTAGGTTTAAATTCATTAGTCTAGAATTATATAATCGTTGTTAGTAGTATTCTCTACATAGTCCTCTATACTAGAGTTGTCTACGTCTCTTGTACTGTTGTAGTACAATTTATCTTTATACACTAGCAGTCCGCCAGAGTATGCAAAAACGTCATAGGTAGCTCCATCTGTCAAAGCAGTATTGAAGCTAGACAGGTCAAACGATACACTTTGATAGTAGCCACCATCTACAAGCTCTACATTTTCAGTGTAGTCTGGAGTAGACTTACCTTCTCTTGTGAAGTTAAAATCTACCAAATCACCAGAGTTAGAGTTGCAGTTAACGTAAAAAGTAGCGTTTGTGCTGTTGCTGTCAAAATATAACATTCTGTCCTTTATTTAAAAACAATTTAGATAACTGTTTGTTTTGTTGGAAATTAAACATAAAAAAAAGCCCTACCGAAGTAGAGCTCTTTGTTAATTATAAGAGTAGTCTTATTAGCTTCCTACAGTTATACTGTATGTAGAAGATAAGGTCTCAGTAGTGAAAGGTGCGAGAATCTTCTCAGTAGCAACGAAAGTTAATTCGTAGCCAGACTTATCACCCATAGCAGCACCAGAGGACGCAGTAGCATTCATCTCTGAGCCGTATTCGTGACCCATTACAAAAACATTACCATTGTTATCCTCAACCAACACTTTTGGTCGACCATAAGCCAATAACTTAACCTCTTTGTGAGTGGTGGAATCTTGTTTCTTTAAGCTAACGGTTAAAGTTTGCTCTACGAAAGTAGTTCCGTTCTCACGGCTAGAAGTTAAAGACTGCTCAAATGTAGATGTCCCACGCAAGTCGTACTTATATGCGTTAGGAGTAGTTTCAGTTACAGTTGCTAGACCAGTAGTGTCGTCAACAGCAAAAGTAGCATCGTCAAAATTGATAAAATAGATAGCATTAAGGCCACCGACAGCGTCCTTACATCCTTCTAATCTACCTAGTGAAATATTACAACTCATTTTTACAGTTTTAAAAATTAAAAAAATAAGGGAGCAGAGTTAACCACTCCCTAATATATTAGCTTATTAGCTAGCTTGTGCTAAAACGATTTCAGAACCGATAGCGTAGTTAACGCCAGCTGAAAAACGCATTACGACACGGACATTCTGACTTCCGTCGATATCTGCTAAGTCGATAAGCTTAACCTCATTCATATCTGACTGAAGGCCAGTTCCGAAAAACATATTGTCCTTCTCAGCGGCAATCATTTGACCAGAGTTAAGACCGTTAGCAACGAAAAGCTTAACGCCTTCAAAGTCCATTGCAGTCTGTCCAACGTGATAAAGGTCTTTATAACCTAGAGCAGCTTGTGCACGAACGTAAGAGCGAGCGTCAGCTTGTGAGATATAGATAGCTAGACCTTCGTTTCCGTAGATAGTAGAAGGAACTGCGTCGATAACGTCACCTAATCGAGAGATAATGTTAGATGCGTCAGTAGCGCCAGTGTGAGTAACGTCGATAACGTCAGAGTCAGCACCAGCTAGAGCGACGATACCGTCAAACTCTCCAGCGTTAGCGTTAGCACCGTTCCAGATGTTAGTCTCAGTCTTAGCAGCAACTTTAGCAGCAACGTGCCCGATAAGATACTCAGCGAAAGACTTAGGAAGCTCATCGAAAGATGAAAAGCCTTGCTCGATGCTCAGCCAGTCGCTTTCGAAATCTTTTTTACAAAGCTCAAGGTTAACTTGAAAGTCCTCTGGCTGTAGGTAACGCTCAGTCAAAGTAACAGAAGATGTAGCAGTAAAGTCACAAGAAGCGTCAGCGATAACGTCACCGACAGCTAGTTTTTGCATTACTTGCTTGAATTTTACGTTAGGCTTGACAGTGATTCCACCTTTATCCAAAGTAGGAGCACTCAAAAGAGCAGCAGAGATAAACCCAGCAGCTTTTTCACCAGCGTAAGTAGTAGTAATAGATGTAGTAGTAGCCATTATTATTATTTTAGCTTGTTAATAAAAAAATTAGTCATTTATGTATTTAAACACATTGGATAAGATATCTCCGCCTTTGTTTCCCAATTTCTTGCCTTTTGTCTTAACCTCAGCTTCTGGGCTGTGAGTTAGTCCTTTGTCGTCAACTGGAATCTCAGGAGTCTCCACCTTTTCCTCTGTTTCGTTAGATAGTGAGTCTTGTATAATCTTTTTGAGTTCGTTAATCTGATTCTCAAGTTCTTTAACTCTACTATCGTCAGGAGCTTCGTCAGTTTTCTCAACTTCCTCTGTCACTTCCTCAGTCTCTACAACCTCGTCAGCTACCTCCTTATTTTCCTCAGTCTCAGTAACTTCCTCAGTTACTTCCTCTGTCGTATTGTCATTAGTTTCAACTACTTCCTCAGTAGCTTCAACCTCGGGAGTTTCAACTGTTTCCTCAACAGTCTCAACTTTGTCAGCAGTAGCGATTCCGATCGCTTGTGCTATCTTATCTAGGGTTTCTTTTGCACTCGGCATATATTGAATTTTAAAGGGTTTAACACTTTATTTAAAAACAAGTTTTTTGCGGATTTTAAAAAACTATGCACGCATAACATTGACAAAATGTCATATTAATAAAGACAAAGTGTCATAACTGAGATTATGCCCAGTCTGACTCGTTATCGTTCTCGATGTTTCTGTCAGTTATGTTAGACGTTACGGATGACGTGTTCTGCCCTCCACTGAGCCCTCCATAGCCTTGATACACGTCTTGCATATAAGGTCTATAGAGAGTTGGGTATTTAGCTTTTATTATCATTATGCTTATATTTTTTAAGTTTAAACTTTATTAAGGTACTTCATTGACTATATTTGCGCTCGTCATATTGTACATTACAAAAACGCAATTCGCCTCAGTTCCGTTGTCTTGTAGGTTTGGAAATGCATCTCCATCTCCCATTCTCCACCAATGTTTAGGTTCTGTTGTTAAAGTAGAGTAGTCAAATGTAGAGCCGCTATTGTATATATCGGATATGTTTGCGCTTTGATTACTATCCCAAATAGCAAACTCATCTATTTTTTCCCCATTTAACGTATTTCCACTAACTAATTTACCTATTCTTAGGTTTTGACCGCTTATAGCGCCACTCCAACCATAATTTGAATTACTATTGCTTGCTGCTTGATTGACGCCATCAACATAGATATTAAATCTTGAATAATAATTGCTTATATCCCCACTTGAAGCTCCTGTTGTCCCGCCATCATAAGTAATTGTTACTTGATGCCAAGTGTCAACACTTAAAGCGTTAGGTGCTAATATTTTAAGGTGATTATTATTGCTTCCGTACTGCAATCTTATCTTGTTTGTACTTGTCAGCCTTATTTCAATATAACCTCCGTTTGTTGTGTCATTTGAGCCATAATAGAATACAACCCTACCGCTTGAAGTGTTTGTTGGTTTTAGCCAAAATGATATAGTCCAAGCGTCTCCACCCCCACTACCATTTCCACTCCTACCTAAAACACCATCCAGCAAAGCAGCGTTAGCTCCTGCATAATCTTGATTACTAAACTGAACACTTTTTGTGTTTGAGAAAGGAGGTGCAGAAACAGTCAAAACAATAGTTTCACTGTCTTCTCCATTATAGTTAATGGCCTTTACGGGTATATTGTAGGTTCCTACTGATAAAGAAGAACCTCCTATAAGGTTTCTTATTTTACCTTCAACCGTTATAATGCCACTAACATTGGATAAATCCCATTCGTAACCAACACCATAGTCAGCAGTTAGCTCGTAATTTAAAGTGTCTCCTTCCGTTAAACTTACAGATAAACTTGAAGTTATTATAGGCGCCTGACCCGAAGAAGCTCCTGTGTTTTGAAACAATGCGTTTAAAGTGTTTATCTTTTCTGTTTCTGTCCCTGTAATTAAAGAGCTATCTATTGATACGTTATTTAGGTTTATATTTGAGTAATAAGTTTTAGAACCTGTAATAGAGCTTACGCTTAAAGTAGATGAAGTTAATACTGCGTGAATTGTGTTTACAGGAAAGTAGTCTCCTGTACTCATTATTACAGTATTGTCTTTTGAATCAAGAAAAAAGTTAAATTCATCCGTATCTGATGCTACTTGTTGCCCTATACTGCCTAAAACATTGCATTCAGAAGTTATGTAGTCAGCACAGTCTTGAGCAGAAGAAAATGAGTTACCATCTGAATCTTGGAAATCAGTGTATGGTATATTAAAGAACTCATATACCGTCTCAGATTCCGATATTGTTATAATATCATTTTTTATATTTATTAGCGTATTATCATCAGTGTCTACCTCTCCGCTCAAACAAGCGTTCCAATAAACAGGATTAGAAGAGCCTTGAAATGTAACACAGTTACCTGCTTCATTTCTTATTATTTGTATAGCCATTTTTTTATCTTAAAATAGTTATTAATAAGCCTAGCGGCTGAATTATTACTGGGTTATCAGATTTTATTGCTGGTAACGTCAAAGCGTTTACATCTTCATTAGATGTTATCCAAGCTGAAATCTCAACCCTGTTTAAATATACGTTTCCTACAGTACCTCCTCCGTAAAAGATAGGCTGTGTGGTTAATGGGAATGTGAATGTAATTTCGTCAGAGTCGTTTCTGTTAGAATACCATAGAGCTGGCTCAACAGTAGTATTAGCAATCTGAGGTATAGCGTTAAAGTCAAAACGCACTCTTAGTTGGTCTCCGTATACACAATCAGATAAGTCTATACGTCCAGTAGAACCTTCAAATCCAGTAGAGCCGTTCTCGTCATAGTTGTCATTATAGACGAAATCATAATCAACTAGAGAGTTAATTCCTTCTGGAAGGTTAGCACCTCTAAATAGACCTACACCTAGCTCGTTGGTGGGTTGTGGGATAGACCAGTAAGGATTGTCTACTGCTTCGTGTACGCTCCTAGATAAGCTCATAACTTTGTAGAGTTCGTCATTTGCATCTTGAGCGGTGTAATTTATACCAGCTCCAGCCTCCCAGACGAAGTTGTTATCTGTAGGTTTGTCAGCAAAGGCCCCAGTATGTGAGTAGCCAGATTTACCTTTGTTAATTAGAGAGTCCTCTCCTTTTCTTTTTACTGTATAGCTAGCGTTATTGTTTACTAGCGTACCCTGTGACTGGTCGTCAAATAACGGAGAGCCATCGTTACTTCCAGTAACTGTTCTAGTTATAGGCATAATTATTTCTTTTTATCTATTGATTCTAGTTTGCGGATAGCCCAGTTAACACCAGAAGCTCCACCCCATCCGAGCCAAGCTATATATCCTTTATCTTTCCAAGGGGTTGACTTATATTTGGGGTCTATAGCAGCGTTCTTTTGGTGACGCTTAAAGCTAGCCATTCTAGCGATTGTTGAGCGGCTTAGATTAGCTTTACGTGCCAACTGAGAGGCTCTAGTCCATCCTACTCTAGTCATTCCTTTAACTTCATCTCCGTACTTCTCTCTCCACGCTAGAACCTTCTTAGCGTTATTGACAGCGGACTGCGGATAGTCGTTATAGGTCTTTAGTTCAGTCTTTTTTTTTTCGTAGTGTTCAGATACGATCTCTCTGAGTTCGACTAGTAGGCTGTCTACTCTCTGGTCTGATAACATCTCAGGAAGTGGAGTCTCTACTTCACGCCTAAGAGCGTTAGCGAACTGACCTTCTATTGAGAATCCAAAAACCTTATCGTCTTTAACGTAATTTTGCCATACTTCATCGTCATCTACTTTCATTGTAACCATCCAAGTTCCTACTGGCACGTTAAGACCGTACTTTCTGCTCTTGTCGAATTGAGTATCTTCAACTATCCAAGACTCAAAAACAGTCATTCCGTTCAATTTGTCTTTGTGCTCTAACGTAGCGTTTTGGTGATTAGAGTTTTTGTAGAATAATTCAGCAGCCTTTCTCACGGTGTCTTTACTAAAGAATATGTAAAACTCTTCACCGTTCATATTTCTGTAGATAGGCTTGTCAGGAATTAATGCAGCACCCATAAGTAGACGCTTATCTCCGTCAACCTCAGACAAAGTTACCTGTTCGTTTTCAGCTAGAGCTACAAAATCAGACTGGATAGCTGGGTTCTCTACGATAGAGATAGCTTCAACTCCCATAGTTTCCTCTAGTTCGTCAATAAGTAGCTCAAATAACTTCATTATGTCTCTTTATTTAAAAACAATTTTTTAACCGATTGACGCAGTACCCTCAGCCTTTCTCTCAAGCTCCTGAGAGTTAGATACGTCTGAAGATACTACATAGGTTCGTATCGGTTTTTGATTAGCATTAGATATACTGTCAGCGATCATAGACTCTCCAGCAGAAGCCTGTCCTACGACATTAAACTCAGGTGCTGTAACGGTGTTACCACCGCCACCGCTTAAGCTAGCAGAGGGAGTTTGTATATCAGCTCCACCACTAAGTCCAGCAGTAGCTTTATTCTTTTTGAATACAGATCTTAGCTGCATAAACAAAGGGAGTGCTGTAGCAATGTGCCCAGCAATTAACGGAACGTTCATAGGGAATGGAGCGGCGGAAGCAGCTTTACCAATACCTTTGAAGTAGTCGACTCCAGCCTCAGCAGTAGCCTTGAGCATCTTACTCATAGTGACCTCTCCGTCTATCTTCATCTCTATTTTGCTCATTTGAGCCTTAGCGATAAGTGCCAGCTTGCCCATCTTACTCTCTTCTCCAAAGATTCTAGCCATTAAGTCTAAGTTCTCTAGCTCTTTGTTAATCTTCTCTTGATTCGCTTTATGATGGTCATCTACATCCTTTTGTCTAGCGGCATCTATGCGACCCTGAAAGGACTGCCTTATAGTGTCTAACTGCTCTTGACTAGCTCCTAGTAACTCAGCTTCCTCTAGAGCTCTCTC